GATCATGAGGATAAATCCTCCCTTTATCAGATTCCATATAAGAATATGGTAAAGTATATGTTTGAAATGCCAGATGATTCTGCATTTGATATGCTTTACACTAATCTAAAGGCACAAGGCACAATCAGTTTCTGGAGTACTTCATTTATTCGTGGAACTACATTTGATAATGCCATCATTATTGTTGATGAATTCCAGAATCTTAACTTCCATGAATTGGATTCTATGATCACTAGGGTTGGTGAGAATAGTAAAATTATGTTCTGTGGTGATGCAACTCAGTCTGACTTGATTAAGACTGCAGAAAAGAATGGAATTGTAGACTTCATGCGCATCTTGCAAAATATGCCATCTTTTGATACAATTGAATTTAGTGCAGAAGATATCTGTAGAAGTGGACTCGTTAAAGAGTACATCATTGCCAAAAATAAATTGGGTATGTAATGTTTCAACATGTAGAGATTGATTTTCCAAAACTAGATAGAGATACTATTGATGGTGTCAGATATTATGAAGTTCCCTCTGATGATGGAACTTCTAAACTGGTATCAATTACATCTGTGATCAGTCATGTAAATCGTAATATCTTTATTGAGTGGAGGAAAAAGGTAGGAACTGAAGAGGCAGATCGTATCACAAAGGCTGCAACAAGTCGTGGCACTGATATGCACACATTGGTTGAGCATCATCTTAAGAATGAAGAACTTCCTAAAGTTCAACCTTTATCTGAGATTCTTTTTAAGTTGGCTAAACCCAAACTAGAACTCATAAATAATATTCACGCTCTTGAAACATCACTGTACAGTCAGAAATTGGGTGTAGCAGGCACTGTAGACTGTATTGCAGAGTATAATGGTGAACTTGCAATTATTGACTTTAAAACTTCCAAGAAACCAAAACCCAAAGACTGGATTGAACATTACTTTGTTCAGTGTGCTGCATATGCCTGTATGTTGTATGAAATGACAGGTATCATAGTTAAAAAATTTGTTATCATTATGTCCTGCGAAAATGGAGAGTGTGTTGTTTATGAAGAATATGACAAAACCAAATACATTAAGTTACTCACCAAATATATTAGAGAGTTTGTTGAATTCAAACTGCAGCAATATGACAGAGGAAAATGACATCAATAAACTTCTAGAAAGTAAATTTTATTGTTCTAGAAAGTTCTCAGAAGAAATAGAAATCATTGTCCAAGATAATAAGGGCATGAAGTATATTGATGCGATTGTATTCTTCTGTGAAAAAAATAATTTGGATGTAGAGACTGTCCCAAAGTTGATTTCAAAACCATTGAAAGAAAAACTTAGATGTGAGGCAATGCAATTGAACTTTCTTAAAAAAACATCTCATGCTAAACTACCAATTTGAGAGGCTGACAGAATCAGCACCTATTTTTATTACTAAATTGCCAAGAGAAATTAATAAAGAAATTTCTGTTTGGGAAAGAGAGTGTAAAAAAATAAAAAATCATCCTCTTTCAGAATTAAAATCTCATGAAAATGTTGGATATAGTTCCAATTCTAAAAAATTTAATTCTTACCAATGTGGTGTACCTATTCAATTAATTGAGAATTCTTTTTGGTTATCCTACACTCTTCGTCTTACATCCAAACTTTTTGGATCAGATCATAGATCATATTATCTGAGAAAATGGGATGGTCATTTTGATGGATATGATATTTGGGCAAATTTTGCTTATAAAGGAGATCAAAATCCAACACATAATCATGCAGGAATTATATCTGGAGTAATTTACCATAAGAATCACAATCATCCTACTATTTTTCCTGAATATAGTACAATGTATCCTGGAAAAAATGGAACAATGATTCTATTTCCAAGTAATGTTTTGCATTATGTTGAACCTCAAAAATCTTGGAGAGAAAGAATTACTTTTGCATTCAATATAAACCTTAAGCAATGATTCCTAAAGTGACTCCCTTTGATACTTACAAGTCTTATCTTGGATTGAAAAATCACTTTACTAAAAAGACATATGATTATCACAAATATTGTGGTAAGTCACGAGCTTCTGTCCAGTCTTTCTACAAAAGAAGGGACAGATTTTTCTTTGAGAAATTGAGTAGAAAGAAAGATGACTCTGAAGTAATTGAGTTCTTTGTTTCTAACTTTGTTACTTGTGATGATCCCCAGACACTATGGATTGGAGAGATCATGCAGAATGGAGAGGAAAACTATACTCAGTGGAAAAAAAGAATTCAATCTCTTTCTTATCTCTTCAAAGAAGAGATTGAGACACTCTTTAATAAGAAAAACTTTGATAAGATGTTTATGATTGAAGGATCTAAACATCCACTCTTAGTAAAGGAACATCTCCAAAAAAATATTTCTTTGGAGACAATGATTATCCTTGATAGAATTCTTGGGTACAAGAATAACTTTGATAAAAAATTAAAAGATCCTGTATGGGAATTTCTATCCATGAGGATGGACAAGTATAGTTCTTTTATACATACTGATGTGTTCAAATACAAAAAAATCCTAAAAGAAATAGTCTGTGGAGGAACATGAGTAGTTTCTTTGATTCAAAATTAGTACGTGAGGAGATGGACGATATCTCCAGAATGCAAGAAGAAATTTATTCTCGTGTATTTGAATTTCCTAGCATGGATAAGCAAAGGAAGCTTGAGCATGTAGAAAAACTTGGTGAACTTCTGGAAAAGCAGAGTGTTCTTTATACCAGGTTGTGTCTATCTGATGATCCTGATGCAGTATCAATGAAGGAAAATATTCTTAAGTCTGCTATGGAATTAGGATTCCCTGCTGATGCAAATTTGAATCTTATTTTTTCCAACATGTCAAAAGTGCTGGAGTCCATGAAGAAAAATATCATTGACAACCCCTGACAGGGGTGCTATGATACTGGGGTGTGGGACACACAATACAAAACACACATTTAATACGTACAAATACGAGGTAAACATGGGATTTTCCGATCTTAAGAAGCAATCTTCTCTGGGTTCTCTCACCAGCAAACTGGTGAAGGAAGTAGAAAAGATGAACAATACTGGCAGCAGCACTGATGATCGTCTCTGGAAACCTGAGATGGATAAATCTGGTAATGGTTATGCTGTAATTCGCTTCCTGCCTGCTCCAGATGGAGAAGATTTGCCTTGGGTCAAACTGTTCTCTCATGCCTTCCAGGGTCCTGGTGGTTGGTATATTGAGAACTCTCTCACTACACTGAATCAAAAAGATCCTATCAGTGAACTGAATCGTGAACTGTGGAACAGTGGTAGTGATAAGGATAAAGAAACTGTTCGTAAGCAAAAGCGTAAACTGTCCTTCTATGCAAACATCTATGTTGTAAAGGATCCTGCTAATCCTCAAAATGAGGGTAAGGTATTCCTCTACAAGTTTGGTAAGAAGATCTTTGATAAGATCATGGATGTGATGCAACCTGAGTTTGAGGATGAAACTCCTATCAATCCCTTTGACTTCTGGCAAGGTGCTAACTTCAAACTGAAGTTGGTTAAGAAAGATGGTTACTGGAACTATGATAAGTCTGAGTTTGATCGTCCCAGTGCTCTGCTGGATGATGATGATGCTCTGGAAGCACTCTGGAAGAAGCAGTATTCTCTGACTGCAATCACTGCTCCTGATCAATTCAAGTCTTATGATGAACTGAAGAAGCGTCTTGACTATGTTCTTGGTAACAAGTCCACTCGCATGACTACAGTTGATGAGGAGACTGAATATGACAACTATGCTTCTACTGAAAGCAAGCGTGTAAGTGAAGAGGAAGTGTTCCAAAAACTGGAGCAAAGTTATACTAAGTCGCAGTCTGTTCCTGAGACTTCGTCCACAGATGAAGAAGATGATGATGCACTGAGTTACTTCAGCAAACTTGCTGAGATGTGATGAAGTATAATCAGATCTGTCTTACTCTTCTAGTTGTAGCAGCATATATCAATCTAATCTTTAAGTGATTTCAAAAATCACTTTTAAATCCAAAAAGGGGGCAAAAAATTTTCCTGGTGAAAATTGCCCCCTTTACTTTTTTTATTGATACAATCTGATATTATCGCCCTTAGATAAGTAGTCACTACGATACTGAGTTGATCCTCTCTTATAGAAGAGACCACCATTTACTTCTTCAAGTATAACACCAATATACTTTGGTTTTATTAAGAAGATGTTTCTCTTTTCATCTTCCTTCTTAATTTCATAATCAAGATTGGTTACTTCTTGTGCAATATTCGATGCAACTGTTTCAGTTCCTAATCCAATATCATAGTATGTGAATGAATAATTTGCAGGAACTTTTAAACCTGCAGGAAATACTATGTCATCTAAACTATTTCTAATTTCTCTACTTTCATAATGATGTGCAGCATTGAGATTTGCATCATTTAAGTATTTGGAATAAACATAATTGTCAAAGGATTGCTGACTCATTGGCCATTCATCTTGGAAGTTGATGATATTATTGCAAATAAGAACTAACCAATCCAGATACTGATCTCCATAGATTTTAAATGCAATGTTGTCAGGTCTTTCATCACCAATAATCTGATATTTGGTAAAATAAGATAAGTTACTTATTACATTACTATTAATACTTGCTCTTTTAAAGAGATTTTTGACTATGATGAACTCAGAAAGAGTTTTATTCTCCTTTAGTCTGTTGACATATTCGAAGTTTGGAATATATCTAAAGTAAGGTGCTGACATTTTTAGTAACCCATTCCTATGCTACCTAGTTTTTTATCATAGTCATCTTGATAAATTGGTGAGATCTCAGAGAATGACATAGAAATTGTATATCTTGTCATTGATCCACCATCACCATATGTCATGTAAGAACCATCTGGAGTATAATTGACATTAAACTCTGTCAAAGCACATGGTTTAAATCTATTGAGAAATGGGTGCCCATCACCATTGGCAACACCACCATTTCCATTATATATGTATTCCAAAAGAAATATTTTTGGTGCTAATAAGAATGCATTACCTGGTGTTTTCTGGGGAGCCATGTATTTTTTGAATGTTCTTATAATCTCTTTTATTTGATCAGACTCTTCTTTAAATCTTGGAGTCATATCAAATTGGAAATTAAATGTTCTCATTCTTGGACCATTAAAAAGCATTTCCATATTTGGATTAATGACAGTTCCACTTGCTCTTTTAAAAATACCTTCAGAACCAACAAGATAACCTGCCAATAATGTTGCAATTGTATTCTTGTTTAATTGAGCAGTATTTGAAAATGTTGATAATGTCTGCATCAATTGTGTTCCTAGAGATTCTAGACCTGATTTTACACTTTGACCTGCAGCTAGACCTCCAAAATAATTAGCTGCTAATTGTCCTCCTGCCAATTGTGCAATGTTCATACTATCTGTTGCCCAGTCAACACTGTTTGATGTTGACAGGTTTGGTTGCATGGGGAGAATTATAGTAGAATAAATGTTAGTAGAATTTTTTAATATTAAATCTGATACATCAGAATTTCCGGTGAGAAGACTTATTTGCTCTGCAAATGCCTCACCCTGCTGTTGAGGAGTTGTTCCTGATACTGTTTGTTCTCCTGATCCAATATCCTGTTGTAGTAACGATCCAAGACTTCTAACATGATCTACTACTGAAATTTTAATAAAATCATATCCAATACCAAGTTCTTGTCCAACTACATCTAAGTTTGCCAGTGGATATCTTAATAATTTATTGGTAGGTGCTGCTTTTTGATTGTTTGGGTTAGTTTCTGGTGACAATGGTTTTGATTCTGCTTCTGGTTTTCCACTGTAAGGTATTACTGGAATTGGGAGGGCACCAGAAGATCCAGATCCTCCAGATTCTACACTATCACCAGCTACTATTGTTCCACCTCCAGAAGATGGTGGTTGAGGTGCTGGTTTATTTGGATCTTGAGTTTGTGGAGGTGCAGCAACAGTTGGTTGTGATTGTGGATCACCCTTAGAATTTGTCTTTTTTTGTGTTACAGGATCTGTTACTCCAGGTAATCCATTTTTTGCATATGATGATCTATTTGTTATTGCTACTTGCTGACTAGAGTAATTGCTATTTGCATTAAGAATGCTAGCAGAATCATTATTTGCTACAGGTGCAATTGAAAGATAGAACTGTCTATTTACTTCTTTTTCGGATAAACTTGTTCCATTTGCATTATTATAAAATTCTGTTAGTTTTTGTAAATTATCTACCTTCCACTTACCTTGCTTATCCCTAGAAGCTAATTGAATACTATAACCAGGAACTACATTTCCGACAGATCCAACAGGAGAGTCAAAAAGCTGAGTAATACCTCCATTCGAACCTTCAGTATAGGTTCTTTGTGTGAACAGTATTCCTTTTATCTTTTTTCTTGTTTTGACTTCCATCAGATATGGTTGTTTATCTAGTTTAGTTATTTATCCTGAAATGTTGATATGGAATAGATCTCATATCACTCAATTCTAGTGGGTAAACAAGATGCAAACTTCCAGAAACTTCTTCCCAAGTGTAGTTTCTAAAGTCACTCCAATGATAGTTAATTCCTCTGAATCCCCATCTGAATAAACCCACACATGCAATTAAAGGATGTTGGTCATATTCAATTCTTGGTGTCTTAGGAGAATAAACAAAAGTATAATATCTTCCAACAGTAGGAACTAACTCAGTAGTTTTCAAAGTATCTAATAATTCTATCATCATATCATCAGGATCCCTGAGACCAATGATATCATCTACCTTGTTTTCTATTCTGTTTGTATCGCTTATTAGGTAGTCTTCTTGTTCCATATGACTTAATGCCTAAGTCCTCTTCTGTTAGAATTTTGAATTCAATCATATTATCTTTGCAGAATTCTCTAGCAAATTTCCATTTTGCTTGATTTACTGCATAAGTCTTACATTCATTAATATATGTTTTAGTAACTCTATCTGGTTTTTTTGGTTCTAGAGTTTGTCTAAGGGGTTTGATCTCAACAACATATTTTTTCACTTCACCATTTTGATGCCTGATCTTTACAAAACCATCAGGATAGTATCTATGAACTCTATTGTCCACAGGTGAAACATATGGTATGCTGAATTCTTCAGAAGCATACTCTAATACATTATCATTTCTGTCACACCACCTCAAGAAATGTAATTCCCAACTACTTCTATAAACAATATTATTGGCATCACCCAAATATTTTTCAGGGTGTTGGGGATGAAACCTTCCCTGATGATACTTGGAATCATGAGGCATGTCTTATACATAGTAATAGTAGTCCAAATTTATTTATAGATGCCTGCTCCACGTCCTAATGCCATTAAGACATCTGAAATAAAGAGCAGAATTCTGAACATTGCTCAGACATCTGTATATCAGGTAAAACTTCAACCACCCCCAGCAGTAAGTGCATTCTTATCTGCTAGAGGATTCAATTATGGTATTGATGGTGAAAATATGGAACTGTTGTGTAGTGAAACAACACTTCCAGGAACATTCTTAAGAACACATACTGTAGAGAATGATTATCATGGTGTCACTGAAAAGATGGTTTACAGACGTGATTATGACGAAACCTTAAACATGACATTCTATGTTGATAGAAAATATAAAGTCATAGAATTTTTTGAGGGATGGATTGACTATATTGTTGGTCAGAATTCTCCTAGAGCATATAAATCATTGGTTTCCAACTATAGAATGCAATTTCCCAATACATATAGATCTGATGTATTCATTACTAAATTTGAAAAGGACACTTATGGTCCATCATTGGGGTATACTTTTATAGGTGCATTTCCAATAAACATTACTTCAATGCCAGTATCATATGAAGGTAGTGATTTGCTGAGATGTAATGTTGGTATTTCATATGTTAGATATGTTAGAGAAACATCAGAAGTATTTCCTTTGGATTCTGTTCCAGATATAAACTTCCAAGGATTGTTTAATGGAAATCCTGGTCAATCATATCTTAGACCTGGTGCTGGAGGAACTAATCAGGGTGTTGCTCCAAGAAGACCTGGTTCACAGGTTAATGTTCTCTGATAAATATCAGTAACTGAAATTATTATTAGGTTATTATGCCTTTACCAAAGATTGCTACTCCAACATATGAGTTGGTATTGCCTTCCACAAAAAAACCAATTAAGTATAGACCTTTCCTTGTAAAGGAAGAAAAACTGTTAGTTCTTGCACTTGAGAGTGAAGATACCAAGCAAATCACTACAGCAATTAAAACTGTTCTAAAGAATTGCATAGAGACCAGAGGAGTTAAAGTAGAAGAACTCCCTACCTTTGACATTGAGTATCTCTTTCTCAATATTAGAGGAAAGTCAGTTGGTGAAGAAGTAGAAGTTAATATTATTGCTCCTGATGATGGTGTGACAGAAATTCCCATTAAGATTTCTGTTGATGAAATTAATGTCACAGAGAACAAAGATCACTCTAAGAGAATTAAACTCTCTGATGAACTGATGATGGAAATGAAATATCCATCATTAAATCAATTCATTCAGAATAATTTTGAATTCAGTGATAGTTCAAATATGGAACAATCATTTGATTTGATTGCATCCTGTGTTGATAAGATCTACAGCGAAGAAGAAGTCTGGTCCACTGCTGATGTTACTAAGGAAGAAGTAGTAGAATTTCTTGAGCAGATGAATTCCATTCAGTTCAAAGAAATTGAAAAGTTCTTTGAGACCATGCCAAAACTTTCTTATGAAATTGAAGTAACCAATCCAAAAACTAAAGTCAAAAGTACTGTAGTTCTGGAGGGATTATCCAGTTTTTTCGCATAGGCATGGTCCATATGGACCTTGAGAGTTATTTCAGACTCAATTTCGCCTTGATGCAGTATCATAAATACTCATTGACTGAGATAGAAAATATGATGCCTTGGGAGAGAGACATTTATGTTGCACTCCTTAAGCAACATTTAGAGGAAGAAGAACTCAAGCAGAAGCAAGCAAATGGCGGATAAAATCCCAGATTTGGATGACCTACTAAAATCAATCAGGGATGAAGGAAAACCTCAATCTTCTTCTGCGCTTGCAGTTATTCCTAAGGCAGAAAAGAAAGGAACAGATGTTGTAGATGAAGATATAGATCCATTAATTCTTAGATTATTGGGTCTTGGGGATGTATTTGATATTGATTATGATACTTACAAAACTCTTCTTAGAGAAAAAATGGCTGCTGGCAGAATGCCTGGCAGTCAAATGCCAACAGAAGAGATTGAGTTACTCACTAATGAATTTAAGAGAGTAAAGGGAAAAACTGGCAGATTCAAAGTAAAAGCACAAAAGATTAAAGCAGAATCTTTTGTTGCAAAGAAGAAACAACCAACTACTACAAGGAAACCACTAAAGGCACTTCCAGGAACAGTAGGACCAAAACCTGCACAAATTAAACCTGTTGCTGAACCACAGGAAGAAAAAGTTGATCAGTCAATGAAATTGTTGGCTGATAAGATTTCTGATGCAAACAATAATATTAAAAAAATAGTTGATACTGATAAGAAAAAGAATGATCTGGAGAGAAAGAAGGGTGAAAAGGACAGAGTATCTGCAGAAAGAACAAGAAAAGTCATAAGAGAGGAGAGGGCAGAAAGAGGGAAGATGGCATCCGGAATGAAAAATGCCTTATCTTCTGCAATTGCTCCTGTCAAAGGAGTTATTGATGTAATTGGTGATTTTCTTAAGAGGTTCCTAATAGGAACTGCCATTATGGAGTTGATAAAACTCCTTGAAATGGGACCAGCTGCATATTTCCAACCAATATTTGATTGGATGAATGGTATCATCAAAAAACTTGAAGATAGTATAAAAGATCTTATCAATAAGATAGTTTCTCCAATTAATCGTAAGATAGAAGAATTTAATAATGGTGTTGTCGAAATAGTTGATCAAATCAATAATGAGTTTAACAAACTCAATAATATTGGAATAGATATTCCTGATATACCATCACCTTCTGTTCCATTAATTCCTACTCCTGATCCAGATCAACAGATACTTCCAAGAATACCTAATATTTTTGGTACTCCAATGGGAAGTCCTGCACAACCAGCAGCATCACAACCAGCATCAGGAACACCACTTTCTGGACCTCCTGGACAGACTTTGGCAACTGGTGCAAAAGCATCTTGGTATAATCCTGGATTGGGTGGAATTAACTCTGGAACTGGTAGAAGAGATCCAAATGCTAGGACTTCTACTGGTGAGAGATATGATAAAAATAAATTTACAGCTGCAGCATTCCCATCTCTCATATCAAAACTCCCAAGAAGTATGACTACACCATCTCAAGATCCAAATTGGGGTGGTATTGGTAGAACTTTAGCTCCAGGAAATGCTTTCAATGTTGTAGTCACTGATTCAAAAACTGGGAAACAAGCAGTTGTGAGAATCAATGATGTTGGATCTGGTGTTGCTGGACAAGATCCAAAAAGAATGATGGACTTTAGTGTTGCTACTAGAGACTACTTTGGTGCTGGTGGTGGACCGTATACTGTTCAAATGGCACCATCAGGAGCAAAACTTGGTCCAGTAACAAAAACTTCTGCTCCTGCAGCATCTGCACCAGGATCTTCACCTACAGCATCTCCAGTTTCTGCACCTGCTTCTCCATCACAAAACCAAGGGAAAATGGTTACATTTGGAGGTCAAACATTCTATCAAAAACCAGATGGCACATTGACTCATCCATCTGCAGCTCCTGCAAGTGCAAAGTCGCAATCACCCACTCCATCAGTAGCAAAGGTTGCAGCAGCAAAACCAAATGTACCACCTCCAGCAGCACCAGGAACAGGAGGAGTTACTGCAATACCAATACCAGTTGCATCAGGAAATCAACAGGCACAGCAAACCAATACATCCACTGCAAACCAGTATGGGACTCCAACATTCTCTGCATATGATAAAACAAATCCAAGTTTCTTGGTAATTAAGTCCATCTATAACATTGTGGGGTAATAGAAAATGGTTCCAATGTTAATGGGTGCAGCAGCAAGAATGTTAAAACCCTCTGAGAGTAAGAAAGAGGTAAACAAAAAAATTACTGCGAGTAAATTTGTATCTAAGTCAAGTGAAAAAGAAAAAAAGAGTTCTTCAATAGTAAAGGCAGGAACTTCATCTATAGTAGCAAAACCCTCTGTAAAATTAGTTCCTAGAATTTCTTTGCCTCCTGCAAAAGAAACTAAAGCACCTCAAGGAAAAGTTAGTTTTGATTATTTAAATAAAATTCTAGACACCTTAGTAAAAAATACAAGTACTCTTTTAAAAATTTCTAAGTCTGAATATGATTCAGGCACAAAAAGTGCAGATGCAGAAAGAAGATCAAAACAACTTGAGAAGAAAAGGGAAAGGGAGGAAAGGGCAGAAACAGCAAGTAAAGTCAGTGAAGAAAAGAGAGGATTGAAAATTAAAGGTCCAAAAATTCCAGGTGTCTTTGAATTTTTAAAGAGATTTGCAATTGGTACAGCAATAATGCAATTTTTGAATTGGATTAGTGATCCAAACAATAAGAACTCTTTGTTTAAATTTTTAGAAGATAATTTCCTAGCAATTATTATTGGATCATTGACTGCTATAGCACTTGCAATTCTTGCACCAATAATTGGACCAATGGGAATGATTTTCACTGTCCTTAAAGTTTTAGGTGGTGTTGCTATTGGTGTTGGAAAAATTGCTCTTGGATTAGCTAAAGCACCATTTAGGGCTCGTGGGGGAGGACCAGTAAGGGGCAGAGGTTCAACTCCAAAGGGTAGAAGTGGTACAGCAAAACCACCAACACCAAAGAAAGGTGTCTTTAATAGGATGAGAGGATTGAAACCAGGAAGAGGTGGTCTTCTCACAATAGCTATATTGGGAGCACAGTTATTTTCCCCACAAATAGAAGATTTTTTCTCTGGACTATATGCAAGATTTGGATTTGGAATTAGAACTTGGGATGACAACAAATTATTGGATTCTATTGAAAGCAATGAAAAAGAAATAGCAAGACTAAAAGAAAAATATAAAGACCAGGAATTGATTTTTGAATCCATGTCCCAAACTTTAGTTGTTGAAACTGCAGGTTATGTAAGAGAGGCTATGAGAAGGGGACTAATAGATGTAAATGGCAATTTGATAGATAAAAATAATCAAAAGCAACAAGCAAATATACAGCAGGTTTCTATGCAAATTCCTGGACCATCACCTGCTGCAACTGTTCAACCTCAAACCACCTTAGTATCTCAATCTAGTCTTCCTGCCCTTCCACCAACAGGAATTGATCCAAGATATGGTGCGGCACAAATGTATGGAGCATCAAGGAGAGGTGGAAGAAAACATGCAGGACAAGATTTTGATGCTGGACCTAATGATACTTTCTACTCTAGAATAGGCGGAGAAGTTACTAATGTGGATTATGATCCTAATGGATACTTCAATTATGTTGATATTTACAATTCTGATTTGGACGTTACAGAAAGAGTTGCTGAAGGAGATACAATTTTAGTTAAAAAGGGACAAACAATTTCTGCAGGAACACCCATCGCTAAAGGAACAAAAACTACTGGCGTTTTCCACTATGAAATAAGAAAGGGGAGGGCAACAACTTATGGATTCACTGGAACTGTAGATCCTATTGCATTCTTGAGTGGTTTGCAGACCACACAAATAGCAAAAGCACAACCACAAAAACCAGCAGCAAAATCAGCACCAGCAGTAGCACAATATGCACCTTATGAAGAACCTAAGAGAGAGGCTGCACTGATTCCTATTCCAACTCAATCAGGACAACAGCAACAACAGAAAGCATCTGGTAGTGGATCTCCTGTATTGACATATCCAGTTGATCCATATCAAGCGTTAAATAGTTATTACAATTTCCAAGTTCTTGGGTTCTTATATAAGCAAGGATAATGACAATAACAGCACTAGAACAAGAATTAAATGAGATTCCATTTAATACTAATGCATCAATTGGTCCATCAACCATTGAGAAATTTATCATTACAAATGCTGAGAACACTAAGAGATTAGAAGTTACTGGTGCAATCTCAGAGTTCTTTTTTTATGAGAGTGTTTTATCTAATACCATTAGTGCAACTGTAGTATTGATTGATACTGGATATCAATCAGATGAAAAGTCAACAGGTGGAGATAAGAAAGATGATACTAGTTTAAATGCTTTACGCACTAGAGGAATTATTGATTATCTACAATTAGCTGGTGGAGAAAGAGTAGACTTTAGAATAAAACATTCCAATCTTAGAGTCCAGGGAAATGGTTCAGTTCTTGAAATTCCAGATGGAATGTATATCAATAGAATTAGAGAGTTAAACAATAATTCTCTAAAGGACATGTTTGCTTTGGATTTAGTTCCTAAAGAGTATATTAGTAATGAGAAATCTAGAGTTGTAAAAAGATATGATGGACTAATATCTGATTCTGTATCTGATATACTTAGAGATGCATCTATCTTAGGAACACAATTGCCAGTTATTACCAATAAAACTGCAAATAGTTATAACTTTATTGGTAATGATAGAAAACCTTTCTATATTTGTACTTGGTTGGCAAGTAAATCTGTTCCACAAGCTACAGATGCAAATGGAAAACCTATTCAAGGTGGTGGTGCAGGATACTTATTCTACCAAACTAGAGAATCATTTCAATTTCGTTCAATAGACAGATTATTATCACCAACTCCAAAAGATTCTACCACTGGAGAGTCTCTTAAAAAATTCATCTATAATAATACTGGTAAAAGACCTGGTGATGATGAGGCATTCAATATTTTGAATTATACCTTTACTAGAACCATTGATGTTGCAAAGGAACTCAATTTGGGTACATTCAATAATAGATCCATTTTCTTTGATCCTTTTTCCATGTCCTATAAAGTGACATTATTCAACACAGATGATCAGATATTAAATTATCTTGGAAGAGAGAGAAATATTCCTAGAGTAGAAAATGTAATCAATTCACCAACTAGATTGATGAGTCATGTTCTTGATACTGGTGTAATGCCAAGTGGAGTTGATTCAAACCAACAATTAACAAAATGGAAAGAAGATATTGTAAAAACAAATTATGAAGCTGAAGATATTATGGTTCAATCCATTATGAGATATAATCAGCTATTTTCAGTACAGTTGAATATTACAATTCCTGGTGATTTTAGTATTTTTGCTGGTGATAGAATTGTTTGTAGGTTTGTTGATCTGACTCAAAGTGATGATACAAACAATAGTATTTCGTCGATATATATGGTATCTAGTGTTTGTCATAAAGTTAATTCTCAGGATACCTTTACCAGTTTAGATTTGGTTGCAGATACTAGAGGAACTGTGGCATTAAGATTAGCTGGAGACTCATTCTTAAATTAAGAAAAAATATCTATGTTAGATCAGCAGGGATTATTTAAAAGACACTTTGTAGGAAGGGATGGATTCATCTGGTGGATAGGTCAGATTGCGCCTGCAAAGGATTGGAAGACTAACATACCTGGATATCCAGTAGGAACTAATGCAGATAGTCCTGGATTTGGTGAAAGATACAAAGTTCGTATCATGGGGTATCACACTGCTGACCCAGATACTTTAGATGATGCTGCACTCCAGTGGGCAACAGTAATGTATCCTGTGACTGCTGGTGGTGGTCCTGGTGGTGCATTCCAATCAGCAAACCTCACACAAGGAACCTTTGTCTTTGGTTTCTTTATGGATGGGGAGGATGCCCAACAACCTGTGATTATGGGAACACTTGGCTATAATGACTATAACCAAGTTATGTCTAATGTTCCTGCCACCAGATTCATTCCATTTTCTGGATATGAACCCAAAGATGGCATTGCAGTTGAACAGATAAAATCAGTTCCTGGTGGACAAAAGGCACCTCTTAATGATACTGGTGGAGGAACTGATAGGTCATCCTTAGTAACTGAAAGTGCCAATGGTAGTAATTCGACAAAAGATTATGCTTCAACTGAAGAAAAAACTGATGGTAATATAAAGGAACCTCTCCAGTCATCTGAAGATTGTAAATCTAAAATAGAAGGAATTAGATTACAAATACAGAATATTATTAAGGAAGTAGAAAAAATAAAGAAGTCAGTTTATAGTTATCAGTATGCTCTTGCTAAGAAAACTGCAGAAATACAAGAAAAAATCAATAAACTTATAGAGGATGGTATCAATTTTATTGTTAATGGAATAAAATGGATCATTGTAAGAATACAAAAAGCAATAACCAATAGAGTAAATAGTGCAGCAAAGAAAGTTTATAATACACTGTTCCCAAATGAACAAGCAGTATTAAAGGAAACAGTAGAAACTGCAAATGATCTTATTGCTTGTTTGTTTAAGAAGATTATTGCAGCACTGATAGACATTGTTAGAGACTTTATTCTTGGTGCAGTAGATAAAGTCATTAACACTGCTAATTGCCTTGTTGACAATTTCTTAGGAACTCTTCTGGCAGGAATTGCAGATTTAGTTGATGGTATTATTGGTCAAGCATTTGGTGCAATCAATTCTGCTCTTGGTGGAATAGCATCCATTGTAGGTGGCGCACTTGACATTATTATAGATGTTCTTTCATTCTTGAATTGTGAGGAAAAACCAGAATGTCCAGAAGTAGATGAATGGGATCTTTGGACTGGTGGAGATGCAAGTCCACTAGGTAGTTTGACAGGAATTATTGATAAAATTACATCATTCTCTGGATCTGTAACTGATACAATCAGTAATGTAACAGATGCAGAAAACTATAAATTTAGCATAGACTTTGATTCAGTATTCAAAGATGCTGCAGCAGGAGCAAATTCATGCTTCTCTGGTCCTAGAAGATGTGGTCCTCCAACTGCTAACTTCTTTGGTGGTGGCACAGGAGCTGCTGTTAATCTCATCATTAGTGGTGGAGGTTCTGTAATTGGTGCTGATATTGCCAATGCAGGAATCAATTATATTGCAGGAAGAAGTGCTGCAAAAGTTGTTGATGATTGTGGTAAAGGATCTGGTGCTGTAATTAAGCCTATTTTAGGTCCTGTTGTAGTTGGTGATGGAAGAAATGGAACTACAGTTGATCCAACAGGAACACTTCCCCCAGGAACAGTAACCACTGGCGTTGTTGGTATAGAAGTTGTTGAAGGTGGAGTTGGTTACTTACCAGCACCTGATGGATCTCTTGGTGGAGAAGGAAGAACTTGGGCAAATCCAGAAGATACAATCATTCAACACTCTGATGTATCTTATGAAGTTCCCATTCCACCAGGAAAAGTAGTTGAAGTTGTAACTGGAGACACTGTGACAGTTCCAGATGCTGTAATCACAGATGCTGATGAATTAATTCCTGCCAAAACACCTCATGTCATTCTCAACAATGGAAAGTTCACAACACCAGGACTGCCAATTACACCATTAAGAAATGAGTATCCAATCACAAGTCTTGGATCTTATCCAGTTATCATGTACATCTGTGAGATTATTATTAACCAACCTGGAATTAATTATTCACCAGGTGACAAGGTTATTATTGAACCTAGCAATGGTGCAGAAGCAGTTGCAGAATTTGATGATCTTGGAACAGTTACAAGTATCAAGATAACAGATGGTGGTGAAGGATTTACTGAACTTCCTGAAATCTACATTGAGAGTGAGACAGGATTTAATGCAATTCTTTCTCCAAGATTGTGCATAGATAGAATTGGAGAGAATGAACTGGATAAACCAGTAACTGGAGATTTGGTAACAGTAGTTGATTGTGTAGGAAAGTTTAATGGCACAAACTAAAAATTACTATACTATTAGGTATGGTAATAGAAATGGTGAATTAAAATTTGGGCACATTCACCAGGATAATGTGCTCTCTTCTGTCTTGCTTAGGAGTGGATCAGAACCACTACATTATATTAGTATGGATGCTTCTGGTGAGGATCATCGTAAGCATGGAACTATTTGTAGATCTCTTGGATCCTTCCAAGTAAAGGCGGGTGATAATGTATCATATGGAAAACCTGGTGTTTACATTGATGCTGTAAGTGGAGACCTTGTATTAAGAGCACCAAAAGGAAGAGTAAGAATTGAAGGAATCAATGTAGATATAATAGCAAGTGGTTCAGATAACAATAATGGTAATGTTATCATTGAAGCAAATGATAAAGTTCTTATCAAGGCACAAACTATAGATGTAAACTCAAAAGTATCCACTAAAATTTTCTCAGAGAAAACTGTAGATATGATTGGCAGAGCTATATTAAATATATACGGAGGTCTAGTTGACTGTGCAGATGGTGCAACAGAAGTCAATGGATCCAAAATACCATCATCAAATGAAGCTAAGAATAGGGCAATACTATGAAAGTACCTGATTTATTTGTAGGAAAGAGATTCTTTCTTGGACTTGGAAATCCAGAGATTCTTGGTCGTGGACCACTAGAAGTTCGTGGTTCTGCTTATTTGGAGGGACCAACAATCACTGGTGACCCAAATGGTCAGTTTGATCCTACAACTGCTGTGGCAGATGGATTACCTGCTAGTCCTGCAAATGGACTTGGTAATGTGATGATTGGTCAGAATTTCAATATTGAAATGAAACCAATTCCTTTCTATGCATTATTCGTAAAGACATTTGCAAGAATCAAGAGTTTCCTAAAAGTAGATAAACTTCTGACAGTAGAACTCATTAAGTCTAAAATTATCTACACTGAAGTTCTCATGGCAAGGACCAAAAACTTTGCCATTCCTCATCCAGATAAAAGTGGGATGAAACTTGTTTATGCTTGTCTTGAGGGTCCAGAGAATTCTGTCTATATTAGAGGAAGATTGAACAATAAAGATACAATTGAACTTCCAAATGTATGGAGAAATCTTGTAGATGAGACTACAATTACTGTTTCTCTTACTCCTATTGGATCACATCAAGATCTGATGGTGAAAAGAGTTCAAGATAATCAAGTGGTGATACAAGCAAAGCCAGGACTTCCTATCAATTGCTATTATCATATTTTTGCAGAAAGAAAAGATGTTCCAAAGTTAGTAACGGAGATTGATTGATGTCACCAGGACCATTTATTAACAGGAATTACGCAACTTTCACTGGTCCTCTGAGTTATGATGAGGCTGCATACAGTTATGACATTTCATCTCAAGAAGGACTTTGGCATACAGATTTGCCAATTGACACATCATACAAATTTAATGATATTGGGATGTTATTTTTTAACAATCCTGCTGAATATGCTTATTTTCATGGGTATGGAAATAATATAAACTTAATTACTTTAGAAAAAGGATATTATCAAGATTTACCATCTCTTATTGCAAATGTATTGAATACTGTTTTCAATGGAAATATAATTGCAAATGGATCAGTAATTGTTAATGGTGCAGTTGTTGCAAATGGTGTTGTGGCATGTAATAGTGTGATGACATTATCAGGAATTTCTGGTGATGTTGCCACATATATGACAACAACCAGAGCAATTGCAAACTCTAAGAAGTCTTTTGATATTCCTCACCCATCAAAGGAAGATCATAGACTTAGATATGTTTGTGTGGAAGGACCATCAGCTGATGTATATGTCAGAGGAAAACTTAAAGACAATACAGTAATTGATCTTCCTGAGTATTGGCGTCATTTGGTGGATCCAGAAAGCATTAATGTTGTTCTGACACCTATTGGATCATATCAAGAATTATTTGTAGAGAAAATTGAATGGGGAACAAAGGTTATTGTAAAAAACAATGCTGGTGGACCAATCAATTGTAGTTATGTTGTCTATGGTGAAAGAAAGGATGTAAGTAAGAATATTTCTGAATATAAAGGCTTGACAGAGAATGACTATCCAGGAGATAATGAAGAATATATTATTAATGCTGATTGATGAATAAAGTTCATGAATTATTTCCTTTAATTGTCTATCAGGATTCAATTGAATGTCATCAAGAATTTAAAAAAGAATATCTAGATGATATAAGAAACTATTGGTTCAATGGATATGAGAATGAAAGTCCAGAATGCTCTGGTAAAATTTTCATGCATCTTGAACCAAAGTATTCTTCCTTCTTCTGCAATCTAAAGAAATCAATTGATAACTATTATCAAAATATTGGAATAGATTATTCAAAATTAGATTATCATGTAACAAAATCATGGGTTGGATATCATAAAGATGATGAAACTCCATCAATTCCATCTCATTTTCACAATGAAGCAAATCTTAGTTTTGTTTATTATCTGAAAACAGATTCATCTTCTGATAAATTTTGTCTCCAGCAATATAAAAATAGAAATGAATCTGTTGGTGGATTGTTTGAAGTTGCAAATGAAAATAATGTCATACTTTCTTACAATAGATACAATTGTAATTTTTATACTATTACTCCTTATGAAGGGACAGTTCTAATATTTCCAAGCAATGTGGTCCATTTCACGAAGAAAACAAATAAAAGAGAAGATGAGAGGATTGTAATTGCTGGAGATGTTAGAGTTACTCTCAAACCAGAGTTTTATAATCATCATCAAGGGTCAACACACCCTACCCAATGGAAGCAAATCTAAATAATTTATCAGTAAATCCATAATTATGTCTGCTTTATCTCCAATAGGAAACTATGTTGTCAGTGGATTAACCTCTGAGAGTCAGAATAGACAATCAAATACTGTTGGTCTTCAAAGTCCAGTAGGCATTGCCTCTACTGCAGTAAGTAATTTACAGATACTTTCTAAAAAGTTTGATGAGGGGGCTCTTGGTGGAGCACAATCAACTATTGATCTGATTAATTCAAAGAAACAACAGATAGTTGAACTATCAAATCAGGCTTTAGGTGTATTTGTTCCTGGTAAATCAGAACCTGGATGCACATTTGCATCTGTAAGATCTAATGTGAATACAAACATTGATTCTGAAAAGGGAGTGATCCCAGCAAATGCTGGTGTGGGAGGAACTCCAACTCCTGCTATTGCATATGGTGTAGTTAGACCTGATAGAATAAGAATTGAAAGATATCCCAGACTAGAGGGAAGAGAGTCTCCAGATGATAATGCTTTAGCTGGCCTTAAGTTTCCAGTATTGACTACTGGAAATGCTGGTCAAGGAAAGCAAAACATAATGTTTGTCAATGGAAGGTGGTTTAGTGGTATTGTCACTTATTATGCTATTGATGATGAAGGAAACTGGACTGTAGATTCAGATGAATGGTCTGGTGGCGATACAATAGGAAGATATTATCATATTGAAGGTCCAGGAACAGGCAACATTACTGTTTATGGGGAAGTAAATAGTGGGAATAATATTTTTACTCCAGATACAGAATATTCTAAGTATCTAAACTCATTTGTAGGAATACAAAGTGGAAGTTGGGATGTAGATGGACCAGCTGCTCCAGTAAATGTGGAGTGGAATCCAAAAACAGGGCAATTGGAACCAACTATTGGATTTTTTACAATTCCTGGAGGAAGAGGTGTTTTAACTATTGCAGCATCACAAGCATGTAATACTATAGCAAACCAAATAACAGTATTAGAAAATGAAATTGCTGCTTTAAGAGCAGGTATCAGTACATGGTTCACTTCTGCAAATACCACAAAAGAAAGAAAACATAATCAACAGTTGAGAATATGGTCTTATGAAAGAGTAGAAGCATACAATAATCAAGAGATTTCAAATATTGCAACTGCTGTACCAACAACTGAAAGTGTTGATCCACAACTTCCTGATTATCCAGGAAAAACTATTGATACAACTAACATTACTATTGATAGTTCTGATATCACAATTGACCTCAACTAATAAATATCAAGAAGGAGATTAATAATCATGTCAAAACAAACACTTAATATTGGTTCCATTCCAAATGACGGAACTGGTGATACTTTGAGAGTAGCCAGCACCAAGACTAATGATAACTTCACAGAAATTTATAATGAGTATGGAAATGGTACAACTTTAGACTCATCTGTTCTTTCTGTTGGATATGCTTCCACAGCAGGTGTTTCCACTTTTTCCCAGGGACTTATAGGTGGTCCAAATATAACTGTTGGTGTTGCCACTGCTTCTGAATTTCATGGGGATGGATCAGCAATAACAAATATTAAACCCGTTGGAATAGCAAGTACAGAAACATTTATTTTTGCCAATGCTAGTGTTACTGGTGTTATTACTTCATCAACAATAGATAGTGGAAATATAAATTCCACTGGAATTGTCACAGCTACAGGAGGATTTATTAGCACTCCATCCATAACACCAGTAAGTATTACATGGTCTGGAACTGATTTAACTTTTACTGTTGCTGGAGTTGGGTCCACAACCCTGACACTTTTCTAACTGGCACATTCACCTTGACTCTGCTCAGAATCTGACCTATAATAACAAGGTATTCAATGCAACACTAATGGGTTATAGCAGAGAAGACTTCATTGTTGACAATGAAGATGAAGAATGGATCACAAGGTGTGTCATTGATCCCTTGAGAAAAGTGTTTTATCTCTATTCAAATGAAGGGGATGAAAAGGTTATAAATTGTGATACCATTGAACAATTCATGAATGTTCTAGAGGTGATTCGTGCAGTTATGCCAGAAGATATTGTACATTATTCTACTCCCTTTTAAATATGAGACCTGAAACTCGTCAATCAATGGAGATGCTGTTTGCAGCAAAGTGGAATGTCCCTAAAGCAGCAGCAAACTGTGGTCTAACTTGGAAGGAAATGAAGATTACATTTAATGAATATTGTCGTCTCAATCCTCCCACTTATGTGGTAGAATCTAGCAACCAACTCAGTTTCCTCTGAGTTTTTATGGGCGTATGGTGAAATTGGTAAACACAACTGACTTAAAATCAGTCGGGAGTCTCCCTTGTCGGTTCAAGTCCGACTATGCCCATGAGGTTCATCCTCTAAATAACCAAAAGTACGGAACATTTATGAAATACCGTATTGATACCAGGTATGTTTGGTACAATCAAGGATCTGAAATTGTCCTTATGTATTTCATAAACCAGGTCCCCTTTACTTTTGATGATGTTCCAGATAGTTATCAATATGATTTTGAAATAATTGGATTAGCAGATAAAGAAAGGAGATTTGATCCTGATGATTTGTATAGATCATCTTTTTACTTAATAGAAGAACAATGTCATCCTATGCTATTTGATGTGGAATTGGAAAATCCAGAAATGCTTCCTACAGATTAATATAGAGATATGAAAATAAATTTATGGTATTGTCAAGAAATGAATTTATGGAGATGGACCTTATCCGATTGCTCAAGACCTGTTTGTAAACAGGAATCTGGACAAAGACCAGATCTCAGAGATGCCATGAATGATATTGCAAATACTGTAGAATACTTGCTGAATCACAAAGATGTGTTATAATATTAAAGGTGATACTGAACCAAATCCCTTCCGTGTGCTTTAAGACCTCTCAAGAAATTGAGGGGTTTTTTAGTAGATAAATAAAGACAAGTAGAATCTCTGTGCGAATAAGATGCCACTCAGTCGCTTAGATAATTTCCTGAAGAACGTTCGTGGAAATATCATTTATGTTGATCCAAATAGTTTAGATGCAACTGATAATATTACAAATCAGGGCAATTCAATGGCTCGTCCCTTTAAGACGATCCAAAGAGCACTTGTAGAAGCATCTAGATTTTCCTATCAGAGAGGTTTTGATAATGATAGGTTTGAAAAAACTACAATTATGCTTGCTCCTGGTGAGCACTTTGTAGATAACAGACCTGGATGGATTCCTTCTGGATCATCATTTAAATTGAGAGATGGCACTACAAGTGGTGATTTCTCTCAATTTACTGCATTTACTGACTTTGATATTGCCAACCCAAACAATATTCTCTATAAATTAAACAGTATTCATGGTGGTGTCATTGTTCCTAGAGGTGTTTCTATTGTAGGACAAGATCTTCGCAAATGTAAGATTCGTCCACTTTATGTCCCAAATCCAGCCAATGATGATATTGAGAGAGCATCAATATTCAAAATTACTGGTGGAACATATTTCTATAGTTTTACTATTTTAGATGCAGATCAAAACTCTAACATCTATAAAGATTATACCACCACAAAATTTGCTCCAACATTCTCTCACCATAAACTTACTGGATTCGAATATGCTGATGGAGTAAATGAAGTTAAGATCAATGATCAGTTCATTTCAAATTACTCTACAAATAGAACTGATCTTGATATGTATTATGAAAAGATCGGTATAGCATACGGACCATCATCTGGTAGACCAATATCTCCAGACTATCCAGCATCTGGTGTAGATATTCAAGCAAAGGTAGATGAATATCGTATTGTAGGACCAGTTAGTGGAAGTGTTGGGATAAGTACAATTATTTCTGGAGATGGTGTATTACCATCATCTTTAGTCACTGTTTCTTTAGTTGAAGGAATTTCTGGACTAAATGCAGATACAGTAGTTCAAATTAATGATGTATCAGACAATGCATATAATGGTACATTCAAGGTAACCGAGATTACTTCAGTTGATTCTGATGGAAACCCCACAGGATTTAAATATGAAGTTCCTGCTGTACCATCAGATGCATCTCCAACTTCAGTAGGTTCTAATGTTGTATTGAGTACAGATACTGTTTCTGGCGCATCTCCATATATTTTTAATGTTTCTATGAGATCTGTTTATGGTCTCTGTGGTATGCACGCAGATGGATCCAAAGCTTCTGGATTCAAGTCTATGGTTGTTGCTCAATTCACTGGAATTAGTCTTCAAATTGATGACAATGCATTTGTAAAATACAATAGTGTTAGTGGATCTTATGAAGATTCTACGACAATAGATAATATTCACAGCGATCCTTTGGCAAAATATAAGCCATCTTATAGAAACTATCACATTAAAGCATCAAATAATTCATTTATTCAGTTAGTTTCAATATTTGCTATTGGATTCTCCGATCAATTTGTTGTTGAGAGTGGTGGAGATTTTTCTGTTACCAATTCCAATTCTAATTTTGGACAAGTAGCTCTAAGATCCGATGGATTCAGAGATACTGCTTTTTCTAAGGATGATGTAGGATATATCACAAATATTATACCACCCTTAAAGAATCAAGAAACTTCAATCAATATAGAATATAATGCTATTGATGTAACAAGAACTGTTGGAGTTGGATCTACAAGTAGACTTTATCTCTACAATCAAACAAATTCTGATGTAAAACCTGATTCAGTAATTCAAGGTTATAGAATTGGTGCAAAATATGATGATAGATTGAATGTATTAATTAGTAGAGGAGGCACTCTAACTCCCTATAATGCTAGAATTGTGATGCCAAATACACATCATGATTCTAGTCAAGTAACTTCTGTTAAAATTGCAAAAGTAGGAAGAAATGTCGGTACTGGAAATAGTATTTCTAATAATATCTTAACATTTTCACAGAATCATGAGTTTCTGAATGGAGAAACTATTAGAATTAAGAGCGATAATACTAGAATACCTGATGGAATTGAGCACAATACAGTTTATTATGCTATCACTAATGGATTAGATGCAAATAAAATTAAAATAGCGAAGACATTCAATGATGCTTTGAATGGAAACGCTTTAACAATTAATAAAATTGGTGGAACTCTTACGGTAGAGAGTAGAGTAAGTGATAAGGTTTCTGGAGATGTTGGGCACCCAATTCAGTATGATTCTACTGTTGGCCAATGGTATGTAACTGTAGGAACTGCTTCTACAGATAATAACATATATTCTACTTTGGTAAGTTTGGGATCAAGTGTTCTTGGTGATGCAACTCCAAGAACTTACATTACCAGAATTCCTGACTCAAGATCTTCGGATGATAGAATCTATAAGTTTAGATATATTATTCCTTCTTCATCTGGAATAGCAACTGCAAGAACACCAAAAGATAGTTTTGTCATTCAAGACTCCTCTACAGTAACTGGTAGTTCAAATGCTGAGGTAGCATTACTTTATAATCCCTCTTCAGTAACTATGAGTAATGAGGGGCAACTCAGAAACTTTAGTTTTGTTGCTGATGCAAAATATCTGGCTGGAACAATAACATTCTTTACTGAAAAGGCACATTGCCTTTCCATTGGATCATCTGTTGAAATTGAAAAAGTAACCAGTACAAATAATCCAACTGGCATAGCACAATCTGGATATAATGGGGTATTTAAGGTTACTGGAATCACTAGCTCTAGAGGATTTACAGTATCCGAAATTTCTGATGATCCAGGAACATTTACAAATAATACTTCAATTAGAACTACAAGTCTTCCAACTTATAAGCGTAAAAACTTCAGCAATAACTACTACATTCAGAATGTACAGCAAATACAAGAATATGTAAATGGAGAACAAGATGGTGTTTACCATCTTACAGTTCTGAATTCATCAAATATTCCCCCTGTTGCTCCATTTAATGATCCATCTTACTCATTCTCACAACCAATCAAAAATCTTTATCCTCAATATGATAAAGACAATCCAAATTCTGATCCAAATGCATCCATATCATTTGCTATTCCAAATGGACAAAGACTTGGAGAAGTTGCAATCGATGATTCCAGAGAGAGTGTTACAAAAGAAACTCTTGAAAAATTTTATGGAGAAATTGGTATAGGAATTACCGATATTGTGTCTGCTAATTCTGTAGGAACAGCTCTGACTATTCATACTGACAGGGACCATGGATTAAACAGAATCACAAATGTCGTAGTTGCAAATCCTGGAGCTGGATATGGTAGTGGAGCAGGAACTGAGAATCTTTACAATGCATCTCTTTCTGGTTCACTTCTAGGAAAAAGTGCCACTGCAAGAATTACAGTCAATTCATCTGGTAATATTACTGCAGTGAAGATTATGGAAGGTGGAAGCTCCTATGTTGTAGGAGAAACACTAAATGTTGTTGGTGTGACCACCAGGGCTGGATTTGTTCAAGGTACTGTAACAGTATCAGAAATTTATGATAATGATTCTGATACTATAAGAGTTAGTGGAATAACTTCAAGCACTTATAGACCATACAATCAACTGTATAGAATTGCTGCAGTACCTTCTAGCAAAACAATTAGAGTTATTCCAGCAGATGCAATAAGTGGAGTCAATACAATAACTGGTCTTGGTGCAACTGTAACACAAAATTCCCATTTCTATCTTACAGGAAAGGCATTAAAAATTTCTTCTTTCTCTTATGATAGAGTAAGTGGTCTTGCAACGGTCACAACAGAACAATCTCATGGATTCAGAGTCAATAATGCAGTTAAAATTGGGGGAGCAACAAATAGTTTCTACAATAAAGAATTTATTGTTTCTAGAAATGTAGGACTTAGTACATTTGTACTTAATGTTGGTGTCAATACTATAACACCTGGAATTGGTGGAACTTTCTTTGCATATTCTCCAGGATTTACTGCACAATTTGGAAATCTTGACAATCGTAGTATTGAACTTACAGGAAGACAAATAGATGTTTATGCAGGAATTAGTACTGTAATTTCATCTCCAGTAACAAGTACTACAATTGATGAAATTAATATTAGGAATGCAACCAAGTTTAACTTTGACATTGGAGATTATATCAAAGTTGATGATGAAATTATGAGAATTAAATCAACTGTAACTGGAAATCCTGTCAAAGTCTTTAGAGGTTTATTTGGAACAACTGCAACAACCCATGAAGATGAAAGTGTTCTTAGAAGAATTAGTGAAAAATCTATTGAGTTGAGAAGAAACTCAATTATTCGTGCATCTGGACATACATTTGAGTATATTGGATATGGACCAGGAAACTACTCCACTGCATTCCCAGATAAACAATCTCAACAACTTGATTTATCACAACAATTGAGAGCTCAGTCTTTTGTAACAAATGCAGGTGTAAATGTATACACTGGTATGAATGATAATGGAGACTTCTTCATTGGAAATAAAAAGATTTCTTCTACTACTGGTAGAGAAGAAGTATATGATACTCCAATTCAATCTATAACAGGTCAAGATATTACAGAGGGTGCCATTGCAAGTAATGGTATAGATGTCATTGAACCTCTTGAAGTAAGGGTAAACAGATCAATTAATGTTGATGGTGGATCAAATAAAGACATTCTTTCTGAGTTCAATGGTCCAGTAGTCTTTAGTGAAAAATTAACTTCGATATCTGATAAAGGTATTGAAGCGAATTCAATCTATCTTCAGGGAGATGCTACTATTTCCAGAAGATATTCAGTTGGAATTTCTACACCATCAATTGCAGGAAATCCTGGGGATGTGGTTTATAGCGCAAACCCAACTAAAGGAGGAACAATTGGTTGGACATATACTCTTGATAGAGGATGGTATCCATTTGGAACAATTAGTCTCAGTCAAAATGGAAGTGATATTGTATTTGATAAAGTTGGGATTGCAACAACTTCAGTAGGAGATTGTACTCTTAAAGTTGGATCTGGTTCATCAATGGTTTGTGTTGATGGAGATGGAGTTGGTATTGGAACTACAGCTAATAATAAAAAACTGAGAGTTGATGGAACTGTTTTCGCTAACAGATATGAGGGTGATGGATCTGCACTTACAAATCTCCAAACAGACAGTCTTTGGAAAACAGATTCTGGAAATGATGACATTTATCCTCTTTTAAGTAGAAGGGTCGGAATTGGAACCACTATTCCAACAGGTACTTACACTTTAGAACTTGGATCTCCTGGAACTGGAATGACAGATCTCTATGTCAGAAATCAGTCTAGGTTTATTTCTACAGCATCATTTAATAGCAATGTAAATGTTGCAGGAACTCTTAATGCAACCAATCTTAAGTCATCAGATGGACAGATTAAAGTTGGTATAGTTACTGTATCATCCACACTAAGAGTTGGAACAGGACTCACCATATTATCAGCAACATCACGTGGGGTTGGAATTGGATCAACAATTCCATCTGAAGATCTTGATATTGGAGGAAGAACTAAGTTTTCATCATACTATGAAACTTTTAAAAATGTTCCAATAACTTCTGGAACTGCTGTCATTGATCTTTCTTCTGGCAATTCCTTTGAGTTGACGGTTTCGGAAACAATAAATGAATTCCAAATTATTAATCCGGCACCAGGTTCTACTTTTGGTTTTACTTTAAAAGTAAACCAAGGAGCAATAGCTAGAGGAGTAGGAATCAATACATTCATTGACTCTCTTGGAAATGCAGTTCAAGTATATTGGCCAGGTGGATTAATACCAGATGTAACAAATGTTATAGCTGCTGAAGACATTTACTCTTTCATGAGCTTTGATGGTGGAAACACATTATATGGTGGAGTAGGTGGGCAAAACTTCTCTGTTGGAGTTGCTGGAACAACTCCATTTGATGGATGGACATATGATTCAAATACTAGAACTATCACAATTCATGATAATCTTACTGTCACATCAAATATGACAGCTGGAGTTTCTACTTTCACCTTTGTAAATGCAACAGATTTTAATTCAACATCTGATATAAATCTCAAAAATAATATTAAAAAAATTGAAAATCCTATTGATAAAATAGTAAAAATTGATGGTGTAGACTTCAATTGGAAAATGAATGGAAATAAATCATCAGGTGTCATAGCTCAAAATGTAGAAGAGGTTTTACCTCAATTGATTCATGAAAATTCTGATGGATTCAAATCTGTCAATTATAATGGACTCATTGGTGTTCTTATTGAAGCAGTGAAGGAATTGAAGAAAGAAATTGATGAATTGAAATCCAATTCATAAATATTACCACAGGCAAAGTAAATCTAATGATACCATTTGGATTTAGAAATTTTAGAATACCATCCACAGGATTATATTTGAATGGACCCAGATTGATTTTTAATAGTCAACCTAGTGATGTGGTGGCCAATGCAGGGGATACTGCATCATTCACTGCAGCAGCTTCAGCATCATTCAATGAATTACAAGATGGAAGTGTGGATGGTATTATTGAATATAGATGGTATAATCAAAATGGTCCATTATTAAATGGACCAAACATTTCTGGTGCAAATACTACAAAATTAACTATCAGCAACATTAGTTCAAATCAAGACCAAAGCATTTATTTAAGAGCAACTTATATACCAGGAAATTATAACTCAACCAGAAAATATATTAATTATAAAACATCTGGAAAGGCTATTAATAGTCCTTTAGATTCCGATATCGCATCTTTAAAAATAAGACCATCAATATCAATTACATCTCAACCGGTATCAAACAGTGCTACTGAGGGAGAGACTGCAACATTTAGTGCATCTGCAAGTATCAGCAATACATCTTACACATTAACATACTATTGGAAAGTAAATGGCATTATAGTTGCCAATTCCAATAAAACTAGTATAGAACTCACAAAATCTGGAACAGGAACAGATACAGTTCAATTCTTTGCGGAAACCAACTTTGAAGGTACAACAATTACAGCATCTTCGAGTGAAGTATCATTTGGATATATTGCTCCCAGAAATATTGTTGTCTTTGAAGGATTCTCCAATTCAGATTCTTCTCTTTATGCAAGTCAAGAAACCAATCTGGATAGCGGAAACTTTACTTTGAATTCATCAACATTTGGTAGCAATTACAATATTATAACCTTCTATGCAAAAGAGAAGAATGTTAATTTGATTATGGATATCAAGGCATCTAAAGGTTCAGATAATGGTGCAAGAATTGGTGGACAAGGTGGAACATCAACAATCAGTCTTACTCTGGCAGAAGACACAGAATATACAGTTTTGGGAATATCTAATAATTCAGCAGTATTTTTATATGAAGGTTCAGAACTACTAGCTGTGGTTGGACAAGGTGGAAATGCAGGAACTACGGGTAATGGTGGTGCTGGAGGTGGAGTAGATCTTGCTGGTGCAAATGGTGTAGGAACTAATGCAGGAACTGGTGGAACCAGAATAACTTCAGGAAACTTAACACTTAATGGTATTTTTGGATCTATATTAGCAGGTTCATCAATAACATTACAAAGTGGGGATACAGTTGCAACTGCTCCAGATGGAGGTAGAACTATTTCTTGTACAAAAGGAATATATTGGTTAAATCAAGGTGTATCCGCTTGTTCCAATAACTCAACATCACCAATTAAATTTAGAATTGGTAATGGGACAGAAGTATCTTCAAGTGATGAAATTATCAGAGGTCTTAAAGCAGGGTATACTATTACAACAACTGCAGGTGATGGTGTGAATAATGGTGGAGATGGGGGAAATGGAGCAACAGGTGGATCTGGTGGAACTTCAGGAGCAGGAGGGGGAGGTGGAAGTGGATATACTAATGGAGTTGTCACAGTAACCAGCTCTACATTAGGTGGAAACACATCAACCTCTTCTTCCATAGTCTTTAGAGTATAAATATAAAAAATACGAGGGGATAGTGAACCTCTACTAATATGGCACTTAACAAGAACTTTGTTGTCAAGAACGGCATAGAGATCGCAACAGACTTGATCTATGCAACTAATGATCTTGACAAGGTTGGTCTTGGAACAACGGTTCCGGCATCAAAATTAGATGTTATTGGTGATGTAACTGCTTATGGAAATATTACTGCAAATGGCGGCGAATTAAGAGGACAAAGTTCTAATATTACTGGAATTGGTACAGTTGTATCAGGATTTAATGTAGGAACTGGTGGAACTGCACTAAAAGTAGTTGTAGGAACATCAGTTTCTATCGGAATTAATACTGCATCTCCTGGTGTTCCTTTAGAAGTTAGAGCTGGTTCATCCATAGGTCAAACTGCAGCTTATTTGTATGGGGACCTAATTGTTACTGGCAATTTATCTGGAAATTCATTTGATGGAACAGTTTCTGTTGGAGGAACACTAACAGCAACTGACCTCAATATTACAGGAATTTTAACTTCAAAAGATTCAGAAATATATACTGAATTTGATATTATCAATAATGGATCAGCTGCTTATCAGTTTCAATCAACTGGAATAGGATTCACAGTAAATAAAGATGATCCCTTACTTTATTTGACTAGAGGAAAGCATTACAAATTCAATATAAATTCTGTAGGATATCCATTTTATATCAAAACATCCCAAACAACTGGCATAGGAGATAGATTTGATCGTGGTGTAGAAAACAATGGTACTCAGGTAGGAATTATTACATTCAGAGTTCCATTTGATTCTCCAAGTGAATTGTATTATCAGGCATCCAGTCAAGCAGGGATGGGTAATACAATTTATATTTTAGGAGAAACAAAACTTCCAGCTGGTATCAATACAGTACAAACAACAGTTCAATATCTGAATGTAACTGGATTTGCAACTGCTGCCAATCTAGAAGTAACTGGATTTGCAACTGCTGCCAATCTAGAAGTAACAGGTCTTGCAACTGTCACTGGAACTACCTTTACGGAACAGTTAAGTGTTTCTGGTGTTTCTACTTTTGAAGGAAATGTCAATTTTACTCAATCCGCTTCATTTAAAGATAATGACACTCTTGACTTTGGAACAGGCAATGACTTAAGAATTTATCATGATGGAACAACAAATATAATTACTAATCAAACTAATGCCGACCTAGAGATTAACTTAGGATCAAATGCAAATAGCATTTTTTCCGTCAAGAAGGGAACTGAAACATTAGCAAGATTTTATAGAGATGCTTTAGTTGATGGTAAAGTTGAACTTTATTATGATGATTCTAA